TTAAAGGGTGATTCCGCAAATGCAAAATAAATATATGTTCCTCCATTTACGTAGCCTGAAGTTCGTAATTTTATGCCGTTTGAAAGAATGTCAAACTGAGAGTCAGTTCCTTCAGAGCCACTGGAATTTGCAAACAAATACTTATCCATAACGTTAAATGTATTTCTAGAGGTATCCCACATAGTCCAATTACCTGAACCATCAGATCTCTTGAACATAATAAATTTAGCTCTAAAACCTAAGTAGATAAACGCATTGTCCGTACTTCCGTTTGTATTTACGCTGCCAAACTTGCTATACCCTGCTACAGAATTGAAACAGTACATTACATAAGTGCTTCCACTTGCTGTTCCATTCACTGCACTACTTGTCCCAACATTTACAACACTACTTGTAGGGTCAGTATTATTCCAAATGGTAGCCTGTGTAAATGTTGAAAGAGCTTCATTTAATCTTTGATTTTTTGTACCTCCTAAATCTTTATGAAAAACCATCCAATCACCCAATCCTCCTGTTCTTCTTTTCACCCAATAAGAATCTGGTTTAACACCTAAACCATGACCAATAGTTCCATTTGATCCTGTTCCTGTGTATTTTGTTATCGAAAACCCTGCCGAGGCATTTACTTTGGTTACAGATTGGATTGTTCCATCAAAATTACTTGATCCAAGAGTTGAGTTTGTATTGGCCTGTCCTCCCATCCCACTATGGTTAGTACAGTAATAATAAAGAGTAGGAGCAGAGGCAGCTACAACAATCTGTGTAAAAGCTCCACTAGATCCTGGAGTACCTGATGTGGTCACTCCTGTTGTATATTCAGATCCACCGCCATGCGTACCATTAGATGTTGTAGAAAATCTTAATGGATGTCCAGAGTTGGAACTATCAGATTGATCGAAGATGTAAGTACCACCTTCTGCAAGATCGAGAGTTACAGCAGACGTTCCAAAATCATCGAATCTATATTTATTACCACCATCCGAAACAACTTTTACTGTATAAGTCTTGCCATCAGTATTGCCAGCGTTCCAGTTCCATGCAACATAAGTATTACCACTTGAATTATGAGAATTAGTACCCCCATCAAGCTCAAAACCATTTGAATCAAAACTATTAAAAGCTGTTTGATCTACTTCAGTATTATTAAGGTCAGCTCTAATATTTTTGCCAGCACCTCTAACAGCATCATATACTTGATGACTGTTTGTACCATTTCTTCTCTTTATCCATACCCAATCAGGTTGATAATCTAAACCAGTTATAGATTGAGTTCCTCCATTACCTGTGTAAAGCAAAGTATTAAAATGTTTATTAGGTAGCAGTATTGTTGGATCGGGTAAGTTTGCTGAATTTAGTGCTTTGAAATCTGTCGGTGGGGTATAAGTAAATCCTTGTTGACCAAAATTAGCAGATATTGAATGTGTCCCAGCACTTGAGCCATCTCCAACTCCAGGTAAAAAACCACCTGTCAACCCACTAAATGCTTGACCTTGTGAGACATTATTTTTATAAAAAGTAATTGTTCCATTATCTAGATCTAAAGCAATTCCAATTACATCATTAGTTCCATAAGTTGCACCATACGAAGTATCAGTATTATTATTATATTTTGTGCCAAGACTTACATAGGCATAACTTTTTGAATCAAGGCCAGGTGCATATCTAACAGTTCCGTTATAAGGTTCAAAAGTATCATCAATGACACCTATATCAATTCTTGCGCTAGACGTGGCAGTAATTGTTATTTCCCAGTACCATTTTCCACTACTTACAGCAAAAGTTCCAGCAATTCCCCCACTACCAGACCCAAAACTTGCATCCAAATTACCATTACTAGGAGTAACATTGCCAGTGGTTGTCATGGCTAAAGGGTTTAAGGTACAGAAATTATTAGTTGGTGTATCTTCCAAGGAATCATCACCAACACCAGCACTTACAGAAAAATTATTTGGTGTAAAGTTGTTGCCGTTACCGCTTGAATCTTTGCCTAATGTGGTTGCAGTCGTTCCAGAATTATCAGCAAATTGAAGTCTGAATCCATTTGTTCCAAAAGTTAATCCTGATGTGTCAATAGGATTCCATTGTCCTGTAGTTGCATTTGTTTCAGCAAAAGATGATGGTGTTAATTGTTGTCCATCAATAAAATTAACCTCTGCTAAATAACCATCTAACTTACTTGTATTATTAACTGATCTGCCAATATAGTGAACTGCTGTTGAATTTATATCAAGCTCTTTACTAGAACTAGGATATGTACTTGTATCAAAATCAGTTTGTTGTGTTCCATTAACATATATTTTTATACGATTTGATGATGTGCTCTGGGTTGTATCAATAGCTAACACAATATGATACCAAGCAGAAATATCTCTAAATACAGCAGTTGTTGTTAGGTTTACAGCTTCAGAACCTCCGTCTCTATGATTTATTTCTAATTTATCATCACCATCAAAAGTAAAATAAGTTCTATTACTGGTGTCTGCACCAGCTTCAAATATTCTTTGAAATTCGTCTAAATTAAATGCTCTCTTTAGCCAAACTGATAATGTAAAAGTAGTTCTATTACTAGCACCGCCAGGAGTTCTATTCAGGTAAGCATTATCATCATCATTAAACCTTAAACTACGATCTACCGTAAAATCTTCAGCAGCTCCAGAAGCTCCTATTCTTATCGCATCATAAAAACCCATTACTTAACGTCCAATGAAACTGCACAATGTATAACATTGCTAGATAAAATTACATAATCTATTCGATCAACCGCAGAAGCAGTTGTTGTCAATGTCGGTGCTGTTCCTCCCACAAATTTAAATGCACTATTGAATGATGCTGTCCTAGATCCCGTTCCATCTTGTGTAATAAATATTGAACCAGCCTGACCTACTGCCTGATTACTTGGTGCTGCAAAAGTTCTGTTACCTCCCAGAGTTACTGAATGATGACAGGCTGTTGCCATGTCTATGTTTATTGTTGATCCATCAGAAAGGGCTGTGATATTAGCTGCGGCTCCTCCAGTAAGTGAGATACCTCCACTAGCTGTTTCTATTTTTTTTACATTATTGTGATATAGCTCTACTGCTCCGTCACCTTTTATTGTTAAACCGTTTTCACCACCTTGTGGCTGTATAAAAATATCATCATTAGCTCGTAAAATTAGATCATCACCATTACTTCTTATAAACAAATCGTTTGTTGCATTATCTATATATGTGTCAGTGCCATCATGGTAAATTTTTAAATCATCGCCTGTACCAAATCTTGCTTCTGCACTATCAGCAAATTCAAGTGCATTTTCTGATCTGTCAAAAACAACATCTCTTCCAGCAGTAGCACCATCAAAAGTTACATCCTCTTGAAATATATTTGTAGAAGTAAAAGTATTAGCAGCCGACAATCCAGCATGACCAAAGTTTGTAGCAGATACATCACCTAAAGTAACAAAGGCATTATTAGCAGAATTTCTTATTTTTAAAGTATTACCATCAATATGAGGAACATAGGCTGCAACACCGATTGTAGGATCGCCAGAGCCTTGATTTAATGTACTTAAAGCTGCAATTATCTGATTTAATTTTGTACGAACTACAAGACCAGTACCATTATCAACGGTAAAACCTGATCCACCCGTATTATCGACTCTTGACATTTAATTTTCAGTAATTTCTTTTATTGTATCTGAATTATCCACCTTTACCAAAACCTATTGCAGTAAAGTTAAAGTTTCGATCTACAGAACTGCCAGAACTATTTTTAAAATGAACAGTAAAACCAGTACCAGTAATACTTGAAAGCTCGAAAAAGTCACCAGAAGCCATATTAAATGCTGTAATTCCTATCGCTGGTGGATTTGAATTTGCACCTAGTAATGCACTCGTACCAGTGAAAAATGGACTGTTAAATGTTATCGCTTTTGCTCCTGCTCCAGATGCAATAGTTGTTGTACTCTGTTCTGTTCTTCTTTGAAATTCTGCAAAATATCCAAGTTGACTAACCAATATATCCTGGTTCACATCTTGTGTAGATAATACACATTTAAACTTAAATGTTCTTCCTTTAAATGTGCCATTGGCAAACTTCTGGAAATCTGAATAACTGCTACCATCTTGAGAACTCTGAACAAAAACTTCTGCATTTGTATCTACACTTGAAATACCATCAAAATCCTGTCTTGCATCTATATCATCTATTGAATCAATTAAATCAGATGAATATACAGAACCAGTTTGTATAAGTTTTCTAAGATCAAGACTAAATACAGCACCTAAATCTAAAGTTTCATTAAATAAATATGTACCAGTTGTTGATACTCCACCAATGTCATCAATAGAAGTTTCAGAGTCTATATCAGTACTATCATCAAAGTTGCCTGTACCAGATAAGCTTAATGAACTCGTTCCAGAATCAAAACCGACATTGGTTTTTGATCCTTGAAATGCTGGACTGTCCTGATCTTCCCTTCTTGCCTGTACTAATAATTTAGGTTGTGCTTCTGGTAAATCAATAACAAGTGATGTTTCTCCTGTGCTAAATCTATCTCCATCATCTTGTGATTTTAAAATATATTCACCTTCCAATAATGGAACAA